TCCTCATCGAAACCTACAACAATACCTTTGTCCGAGCCGGAACCATCATTACAGACACCGCAGCCCACACCAACGGTCTCGTCAGATGGATCAAAGCCCGCTACCAGAAAGAAATCGAAAGCCGCAACACCGAAAAAGGTAAGGCAGCCCAAGTCAAAAAGCGTGACGAAATCCTAAGATTTTTTTCAAATGAGAATAAAAAATCACTGAAATTGATATTCGATTTACAGAAAATGATCGTTCTAGCGAAATTAAAACTCATAAATATACTTAATAAATTATCTAAAACTAAACATTTTGTTAAGACTCGTAACGGATTTAAGACTACAGGTCCAGAGGGTTATGTGGCTATAGATAAGCTTGGTGGTGATGCGGTGAAGATCGTTGATCGAATGGAATTTTCATTCAACAACTTCTCACCAGATACGTTAAAGGGATGGGATAAACCGGGAAGAAGATAAATGCTAAGATTTAAAGATATGATGACTGTCGAGTATCTTCCAGGAGAAGATGAACTCGTTAACTATAGAGCTTACCGCCGCAAGCGTACCATTGGGGTTGGTGAAGGTGGACCGATCGGGGAAGAGACGGAAGTAGATGAAGCGCTTTCGATTGCTACCCGTCTTAAGAAATCCAGAGATATTCGCCGTAATAAAGCAAAAATCCAGATGGGTAAGCGTAGAGCTGCCCGTAGATTTGCTAGCAAAGAAACTCTAGAGAAAAGAGCACGCCGTGCAGCTTATAAAGCAATCTATAATAAAATAGTAAAAAACATCCCAAGAGATGAACTTACCCCAGTAAGAAAATCCGAGATTGAAACTCGCCTTAGTAGACCTTCCTTTAAGAACAGAATCGAACGTCTTGCAGTCAAGATGATTAAAGACGTTCGCAAGAAGGAAATGGAAAGAAAGAATCCAAAGGCCGAAGAATGATTGGATCGTTTAAGCAGTATTTAGTTGAAGAAGAAAAGACGGTTTTCTTCTCCTTCGGGAGAATGAATCCGCCGACGATTGGTCATGAGAAGCTGTTAGATAAACTTGCTTCTACTGCTGGTAAGAATCCATATAGACTATATCTGTCACAGTCTTCTGATAATAAGAAGAATCCTTTAGAGTATAAGGATAAGATTAAGTTCGTCCGTAAGATGTTTCCACGACATGCACGCAACGTTCTTATGAACAACAATATTAAGACAGCAATCGATGTAGCAGTTTCACTCTATGACGAAGGCTTCCGGAGAATCGTAATGGTTGTCGGATCTGACCGTGTAAGAGAATTTGATGCTCTTCTGAATAACTACAACGGCAAAAAAGCCCGTCATGGCTTCTATAACTTCATGGATATCAAAGTCGCGTCCGCGGGCGAGCGCGATCCTGATGCAGAAGGTGTAGAAGGTATGAGCGCATCCAAGATGCGTGCAGCTGCATCAGAGAACGACTTTACTACATTTGTGCAGGGTCTTCCGAAGGCGTTTTCGAATTCAGATTCGAAGGCGCTTTTTAATGCTGTTCGTAAGGGTATGGGACTAAAGGAAGCTACAGACTATCGTAAGCACGTCCAGCTTGATCCTGTATCAGAGATCCGTGAATCTTATGTTGATGGTAAACTCTTCGAAGTTGGTGACGAAGTCGTCATTAAAGAGAACGGTGAGATTGGTAAAGTAAAGCGCCTTGGTACAAACTACGTTATTGTCGAATCAAAGGCGAATGAATACCGTAAGTGGCTTGATGCAGTGGAGAAGGTAGAAGAGAAATACCCAGAGTATGAGGTTGCTTCTTTTTCCGTGAGACTAGAAGAGGGCAAAAGCATGTACGCCGATAAGCCTGATTGGGGTACACCAGAATCCACTAAGAAAGCAAAGATGATGACTCCGGGCGAAGGAACTGATAGACCGAATATCTGGGATAACATTCGTAAGAGAAGAGCTTCAGGTAAGCCTAAACTGAAGCCTGGTCAAGAAGGATATCCTAAGACTCTTGATCTGCCAGAAGAGAATCCTTGCTGGCCGGGATATAAACAAGTCGGTACCAAGATGAAGAACGGTAAGATGGTTCCAAATTGTGTACAAGAAAAGATTGATGTAGCACAAGATAAAGACATTGATGATCGTAAAGGGTCTCAGCCAGCTACATTCCAGATTGGTATCAAATCAAAATCTACCAAGGCAGCACGTGACGCACACTTCAAGAAGATGTCAAAGCGTGATGACCATGGTAATCCAGATCTATATAAAGATGCACCAGGTGATAAAGAAGCTCGTAAAAAGGGTACGAAGCCAAGCCAGTATACCCTAAGATTTAAACAGATGTATGGGGACAAATGATTACTTTCAAATCTTATCTCGCAGAGGAAGCAGACACGGGTCTTGCAAATAAAGCAAAGCAAAGTGGGTTTAGCTTGAGTATTTTAAAGCAGGTATATAAGCGTGGTGTAGCTGCTTGGAAGGTTGGTCATAAGCCTGGTACTACTCCACAGCAATGGGGCATGGCTAGAGTCAATAGCTTTATTACCGGCGGCAGAACAAGAGTTAAAGGCGACCCAGATCTTTGGGCTAAGCAAAAAGGAAATATTAAAAAATGAAAAACTTTAAAGATCTGAGAGAGAAAACCCTTACTCCTGCAGAAAAGAAGAAGCGCGAAGAGATTGCGAAAGCAATGGAGCGTGAGAATCCTGGCATGGACATGAAAAAGAAAATGGCTATTGCTACTTGGCAGGCGAAAAAGGTTGCTGAAGCAAAAGATCCAAATGAGTATGACAAAGAAGGCGATATGATGAAGAATCAGCTTCGTCAGATTTGTTCTGCAAATGAAAAACTTATGAAGATGGTCGGGGATGATGATAATCTTCCTGAGTGGGTACAAAACAAAGTTACTAAAGCAACAGACTACATTCGTTCTGTACGTGATTACCTTGATGCAGAAGATAGTGATGAAGATGATGAAGATGAATCGATGGAAGAATCGGTTACTATTTCTCCATTACAGAAGATTCGTATGGATAAAGAAAAAGCTGATCGCAATAAAGATGATAAAGATAAGTCACAAGCCAAGCGTATGACAGATAAGCAGTATGCTGGTTATAAAGTTAAGATGAAAGAAGAAACCGAAGAGCTCGATGAAATCTCACGTGACCTTGCTCGTCGTTATATCCGCAAAGTTGCTGACAAAACCAACACAGGTGAATTAAGCGTAAAGCAAGTCATGAAGCGTAGACCTGGAGTGAATCTTGCTGGCAAGAAAGCATACCCTGGTATCGCTGGTGAACCGAGAGTTCGCGCTACTGAAGAAGTTGAACCAATTGAAGAACTTTCAAAGAAGACTCTTGGTTCATATGTAAAGAAAGCCAAAGACGATCTGGGCAACCGTGAAGCAGAAGTTACTCGTAACAGATATGTTGATCCACGTGGCGTTGCAGATCCAGTCAAGCACAATAATAAACTTCTTATGAAGAGAGCGAATCGCAGAGACAACATTAATAAGGCTGTTGATAAGCTTACGAAAGAAGAAGCGGTACAATCCGCTGATAGAAAGCCAGAAAAGTACGTTCGTCCCGATGGCAAAGTTGGTATCCGTATGATTAAAGTCGATAAAAAAGTAATCAAAAATGATTAAGTTTAGAGATTTTATTAACGAAGAAAAAGACTCCCGCCTAAAAGCTGCGGGAGTTGAAGGTTATAATAAACCAAAAGGCACACCTAGTCACCCTACCAAAAGTCATATCGTTGTTGCAAAAGAAGGCGATAAGGTTAAGACTATTCGCTTTGGCCAAGCTGGTGTTACTACTGCTGGTGCACCTAAAGAAGGCGAATCAGATCGTCAGAAAGCTCGTCGCAAGTCATTCAAAGCACGTCATGCTAAGAATATTGCTAAAGGTAAAATGTCTGCTGCCTATTGGGCAGACAAAGTAAAGTGGTAAAGAATATGTCAGAAGATCCAAGATTAGATCGCATCGAAGCTAAGATTGATAAACTCTCCGATGCTATGATTACAATTGCTCGTGCAGAAGAGAAGTTAATCTCTATGGAGCAGAAATATTCTTCTCAATACGATCGTATGAATAGATTCTCCGAGAAACTAGACGAATTAGAAAAGCTCGTAATGCAGAATGCAACAACGGTAAATACAATTAATAAGCTATTTTGGATAGCAATTATTGCAATGTCAGGCGCCATCGCCACAAACATACTAATGTAAGGGTAAAGAAATGAAAACAGAAGACATTAAAAGAATGGCGCTGGCTTGGAAAGAAGTACAAGAAGCGGCCAAGAAGAAACTAGATCCAGTTGGCAAGGCTGATGCTGATATCGATAACGATGGAGATGTTGATAAGTCAGACAAATATCTTCATAATCGTCGTAAGGCGGTTTCAGCTGCTATTAAAGGTAAATCATCAAAGGACACAACAAAAGAAGTTGTTACCTCTGAATCCTCTGAATCAAAGCTAGATTCTTTCCTAAAAGGAATGAAAGATGGCAAGCTTTATCCTGCTACAAAAAAGCGCAAGCCTACCCAGTATGTAATGAAAGATAAGAAGGATGTTCAGAAAGAAGAAGTCGAAGAACTCGATGAACTTTCAAAGAAGACTCTTGGCTCATATGTAAAGAAAGCTGCTGGTGATGCTGTTACTAAGGCTTATAGAGCAGGTGACGTTCGAGATAAAGATAGTGGTAAGAATTACATGAAAGCCCTAGGAAGACAGATTGGTATTTCTACAGCAACTAGTAAACTTGCGAAAGAAGAAGTTGAAGAAGTTGAAGAACTCGACGAACTTTCAAAGAAGACTCTTGGTTCATATGTAAAGAAAGCCTCACGCAATCTAGCGGGTAGAGAGTATAAGCGTGGTGCCGAAAAAGATGCAAGCATGTCAAATCTCCAAAAATCCTATAAAAGAGATATGGGTATTGCTAAAGCAGTTGATAAGCTAACTAAGGAAGAAGTTGAAGAACTCGACGAACTCAAGAAATCAACTCTTGGTTCATACGTGAAGAAAGCTTCTACTAACCAAATCGGAAATACTGCAGCAGTATTAGCGAATAAGAACGATTCTGAAACCGATCGTGCTAGAAAAAGAATGGGTAATCGTATGTCGGGTATTGCTAAAGCTACCGATAGACTTACAAAAGAAGAAGCAGATCTTGATGAAAAGAAGCTAACACCAAAAGAGATTAAAGCTGCTCTTGGTTCTGCTAAGGCTAAGCCTAAGGATAAAGTCAGCCTAGCAAAAGCTCCTTGGGATATGAAGAAAGAATCAGTACAAACTGAAGCAGCAACTGCATCAATCAGCGGTCGTCCAGGTGTAGCTTCTCCACGCGGTGAAGGTCTTTCTCCGAGTGCAAAGAAAGAGCTTGCTCGTACGACTCCTATGCCCGACTATGTAAATGAGCCATTAGTTGATAAGAAAAGCTTCGATGCTATTCGTGCATCTGGTAAGAAAGCTCCAGCTCGTCATGGCGATGCGCTTAAGGGTGATAAGAATATTATTAATAAACCACTTGACATTACCGCAAGAGCTTCAAAGAAAGAAGACGACGGCTTCAAGGACGCATAAGATAATTCATGGATGATGATTTACTAGAAGAAGATCTAGTAAAATTTGCAGCGAAACACTATTACTCTCCAAAGGGTAAAATTGATCCTGAAGAATTTTATGATGATCTAAAGCGGTTTAAATATATCAAGCGTTTGGTGAATAGATATATCGAAACAGGTATTCTATCCGAACGCTTGATACTAAATCATACAATCGTAATTTTTAATGTATTTGGTAACTATGCAGCCTTACGTCTATTAGGCTTAAGATTAGAACCTAAACACTGGAAGGTAATAAAGCCTTTCTTAGAATATTTAAATCATGTTCGCCCGAATCAGCTAAAAGAAATAGAATCTGATCCAGACGTCATTGAAAAATTAAAGAGGATATAATGGGATTAATCAAACAAGCAGGCGATTTAGTCTATACATTCAGATTCCTCACTTTACTCGTCACCCCATTTGACAAGACAAAAGCATATGAAGTCGGTATTATCGACAAAGACGGAAAGCGCAATAGAGACTATTCCATGAATACGATTGAGGCGCGTGACAACTACAGAGACTACTATACACCGTTCCACCGTTTAGTTTTTAATATAAAAAGACTCATGGCAAAGGTTCCTGGTGGTGGTAGCACATTAGCCTCTTATGCAGCTGCATTATATCTTATCAAAGAAAAATACTCAGTCTCCGAGAAAAGAATTTTAAAAGGATTATCCCAAATAGGGATTGATTCTACAGATTTCTTGATCGAGGAAAGTAACTGGTTTGTTCTATCGAATGGCCAGCTTAGTCCTGGCGTATATAAATTAAGATATGAAAAAGTGTCAGAAGCTGTGGATATGATTCCACATGATAAGATTCGTATTGAAGACGATGCGATGCCAGTTGGACAGATGTTTGGTATAAATATTTACGAAGCGATTCATATAAGATCGAGACAGAAGATTTACGTTACCTCTCTGGAGTTACTCAGATGAAAGAAAAACATACTAACTGCGGAACCCCAGATTGCTGCGGTGAATGCAATCAAGTTGATGAGATGATGACAACAGCCGATGCAGGTATTCCACAGGACACAAAGAATATGGGTCCTCGTGTTGCTGTTGACAAAAGAAAAAAGAAACAACCAATTCTTCTAAAACGATTTAGAAAGTATATGGAAGAAAATGATTAGAGTATATCTTTTACTGTTTATTGTAGCTACATTTGGTACAGTAGTGTATAGTGCTTATGCCTATTATAATAGCACCCAAGCTACAATTGCATTACTCCGTGAGAATAATACAAAGCTACAGATAGCCGCAGAGACTATGGAGAATACTATTAACTCCATGGAAGCTGATGCTGCAAGAACAGCAAAATTAAATAAAGAGCTTACTGTTGCCCTACAACAGGCCGAAAGCAACCTAAATAGACTGAGAAAAAGATTCAGTGAGATTGACCTGAATAAGGAAGCAATGGTAAATGCGGCTGACCTAGAAGCACGTATTAATCGAGCTGTTAATAGACTCAGAGAGGAATTAAAGAATGAAACTACTGCACCTGTCGATCCTATTCCTGTCGCTCCTGTTACTGAGTAGTTGCGGCCAATTTAAAATCCCAGACAAAGAAGTCGTTGTACAAAAAGAATATGTGAAGCAGAACATCATGCTTCAGCAAGCACCTAGCCCCGTAGACTTCCCTGCAGTGGAATGGTTCGTGGTGAACAGGGACAATCTGGAAGAGTCCCTGAAGAAGATTGAAGCAGCTGGTGGATCAGTTGCCTTCATGGCTATTACCCCAAAGGGATATGAGAACCTTTCAGTAGGCATGGCTGAGCTAAGAAGATACGTTCTCCAACAAAAGCAGATCATTGCCTACTATGAAAAGGCGATACAGGGCGAACCAGAGACCGTAGAAAATACCCAGTAAATTTTACATATGTAGTAAAAAATTATTACGATAATACTACATATAGTGGTTTACAAGCTTCGGTATTTCATATATAATATCATTACTAAGAAACCATCACAATAACCTAGAACAATAAAGCCTGGTCCACGGGACAGTAGGCTTGTGTTGTTCGCATGCGGAGAGTTAAATGTTATTTCAAGAACAAATATCAAGAAAACCAGATCTTTATCCCTGGACCAAAGAATTCATCGATGCTATCTGGAGCGGATTTTGGACGCCTGAAGAATTTAACTTTACCTCTGACTACTCCCAGTTTAAAAGCGAAATGACCCCTCTCGAGCGCGAAGTGCTCGTGCGCGCGCTTTCGGCTATTGGTCAGATCGAGGTAGCCGTTAAAACCTTTTGGGCAAATCTTGGGGATAATCTACCGCATCCATCTATTCGTGATCTTGGCTATGCAATGGGTAACTCTGAAGTTATTCACAACATGGCATATGAAAAGCTTCTTGATGTTCTTGGTCTAACCGATATCTTTGAACGCAATCTAGAAAATCCTATTATTGCTGGCCGTGTAGAATATCTCCGTAAGTACAGCAAGAAGGTTTACAAAGACGACAGAAAGCAGTATATTTACGCTATTACTCTGTTTACTTTGTTTGTGGAGAATGTTTCACTCTTCTCCCAATTCTATATTATTTTACATATGAATAAGAATAAAGCTATTCTAAAAGACACTGCACAGCAAGTGAAGTACACTCGCAACGAAGAGATGCTTCATGCACAGTGTGGTATTAAACTGATTAACACAATGCGTCAGGAATATCCTGAACTGTTTGATGCAGAACTTGAAGCACGTATTGCAGAAGAGATTGAAGCAGCTATCGGATACGAATCAGATGTTATCCGTTGGATCATGGGTGACTATGAAGAGCTGGGTCTTTCCAGTGAGATTCTTATTGAATTCATTAAAAAGCGTATGGTAGATAGTCTAGAGCAAATTGGATTTGCACACAATGTAACTTATGATAAAGAATTAATTAAGCTAACAAAATGGTTTGATGAAGGACTTTATGGTTCAAATATGGTTGACTTTTTCCATGGCCGTCCGGTAGATTACGCCCGTGGTCAAGGAATTTCAGCAGATGATTTATTTTAATAGGAGTATATAATGGCATTTGATTGGCTAAACGAAGATTCGAGACTATTCTTGTCTCGAGGTTATTTGCAAGAGGGTATGTCTGCTGAAGACCGTATCGAAGAGATTGCACAGGCTGCAGAAAAGATTTTAAATAAACCAGGCTTTGCTAAGAAGTTTTACAAGTACATGATTGCAGGTTACTATAGCCTGTCGTCACCAGTCTGGTCAAACTTTGGTGTAGATCGTGGTCTACCTATCTCCTGTAATGGTGTATATGTAGAAGATTCTATTGAGCAGATCCTGCAAAAGACTGCTGAAGTTGGTATGCAAACGAAGCTTGGTGCTGGGACTTCTGGTTACTTCGGTGACCTTCGCCCGCGCGGAAGCTCTATTCGAGGCGGCGGCAAAGCAGATGGACCTATTCATTATCTTCGGCTCTATGATACTGGCACTGATGTTATTAGTCAGGGATCAGTACGACGAGGCGCATTTGCTGCTTATCTCAATATCGATCATCCTGATATTAATGAATTCCTAGAGATTCGTGAACCAGGAGCTACTATCCAGAACATCTCTATCGGTGTTACTATTACCGACGAGTGGATGGAGAGCATGATTACCGGTGATAAAGCAAAGCGCGAAGTCTGGGCTAAGGTTCTTCGTAAGCGTAAAGAAACTGGTTATCCTTACCTGTTCTTTACCGACACGGTGAACAACAATAAGCCGAAGGTGCTAAAGGATCATAACTATCCAATCTATGCGTCGAATCTTTGCTCTGAGATTGCACTACCATCAAGCAAAGACTGGACGTTTGTCTGTAACCTTTCCTCTATGAACCTAGTTACCTGGGACGAGTGGAAAGAGACTGATGCAGTTGAGATTATGACTTACTTCCTTGATGCAGTTATGGAGGAGTATATCCGTAAGACCAAGAACATCAAGTTCATGGAAACTGCATACAAATTTGCTAAACATTGGCGGGCACTTGGTATTGGCCAGCTCGGTTGGCATTCGTTGCTACAGCTCAAGATGATTCCATTCGAATCATTTGAAGCGCTTGAACTTACTGAAGAGATTAGCAAGTTCATCGATGAACGGTCACTTGCTGCATCGAAAGAAATGGCAGAAATCTATGGTGAACCAGAAGGACTACTCGGATATGGAATTCGTAATCTCACTCGTTGTGCTATCGCTCCTACAACTAGTAGCAGTTTTATTCTTGGTCAGGTCTCGCCGTCTATTGAACCTCTTGCATCGAATTACTTCGTAAAAGATCTTGCTAAGGGCGTATTTACCTACAAGAATCCTTACCTTGTAGAAGTACTTGAAGCACATGGTAAGAACGATGACGAGACATGGGATTCTATCCTTATGCGCAAAGGTTCAGTACAGCATCTTAATTTCCTTACACAGAAGGAAAGAGATGTATTCAAGACCTTCTCTGAAATCTCTCCGTTGAATGTTGTCCAACAAGCTGCTGCTCGACAATCATATATAGATCAGAGCCAGAGCTTAAATCTCATGATTCCACCAGATGCTCCGGCAAAAGATGTTAACGCATTAATTATCGAAGGATGGAGACTCGGAGTGAAAACATTCTATTACCAACGTTCCTCAAACCCAGCACAAGAGCTTGTTCGTGATATCATGACATGCGTGTCCTGCGAGGCTTAATTGAGATTAGCTGAGTACTTGTTAGAGTGCGATCACTGTGGCTTGGAAACCCGAGTCACAGTGATCAATAGTAGAAAAGAACCCTATCATTGCCCGATGTGTGGTTACGAATCATACACCTCATTAGTAGATGAAGAAGAAGATAGTGACGACACAGTATAAAATTGTTCCCATTAATCCTAATTTACATAAAACAATAATTGATTATTGGGAAAAAGATGAATTAAATTTAAAAGACGAATCTAAATTTAGATATGAAGAAGACGATGGTTATCATCATCTCTGGAGATTAAATGCTAATCATCCTCTATATGATTTAATAAAATTCCCTATCCCTTATCATGAAATATTGTATATTAGAAATTATCCGAAAGTGGGTTTAGGTCCTCCACACGTAGATGGAAAAAGAGGTTGCGCTTTTAATATACCCATACAAGTAGATTTCAATTCTAGTCTTATTTACACCGCAAGAGAAGAATGCACGAGCCTACCTAAAAGTAAAAGATTATATTATTATGAGCCGGAAAAATATGATTTCTATAATCTTAGACAGCCTGCACTAATAAACACCCAAAACCCACATGGTGGAGCTAACTTTGCAGATACGTATAGAGTACTTTTAAGTATTTCTTTCTTAGAATCCTATGACTTTGTTTCGACTCATATATAAGTCGTAAAGCAACAATACGAGTTATATATTAGACGTTATGTGGTATTATAAAAACGAGGCTTATGAGCCAACTGAAGAAGATCTAAAAGAATTAGTAGGATTTGTCTATGTCATTACGGATAAATCTAACAACAAGATGTATGTTGGAAAAAAGATATTCTGGTCAAGAAAGACATTACCCCCGCTTAAAGGTAAGACCAGAAAGCGCAGAAGTGTTGTCGAGTCCGATTGGAGAAGCTATTACGGATCCAGTGATCTTGTTAAACAGCTACTTGTCGAACACGGGGAACAGAACTTCCATCGCGAGATATTATACTTCTGTCGATCAAAGGGCGAGATGGGATATCTTGAAGCAAAGGAACAGTTCGCTAGAAACGTTCTGCTAGACGACAACTACTATAATGGTATCATCAACTGTAGAGTCCATAGAAGCCATGTCCAAAGTCTAAAATGACAGACTACCAGGTAAAAGAAGCAAATAGATTTTACTGGATTGTAAAGGGGATGCTCATACCAGAATCTTGGTCTGAGAAGGACGTGGAGAAGACTTATCATTCTTATATGGAACGCCTGTGGGGAAACCATGAAGCTGGCGTTCACGATATTGGCTTCGAAGCAGCTTGGGCAACTCGACAGGCAAACCGAATAAACAATTCTAAAAAATAGAAATAGGGGATTTACAAACAGCGCTGGATAGCATATATTCATATTACGAATAGGAGATAGCCATGCGCAAGTTTAGCCCCCGTTTCCACAAACCCGAAGAAATTAACTTCATTTCCCACTGGGCCAACGGTAGCCGATGGGAAATCCCTGGCAGTAAGGGAAATGTCTATACCATTGAATTTACCGACAAAGGGCTAAGCTGCGATTGCTGGGGCATGAAGATGCATGGCAAATGTAAACATACATACACTATAGCTGAGAAATGGATTAACTGATGATTTTACTTGACTTCTCCGGCATTGCCATTGCACCAATCGTAATGGGTCAAGCCAAATATGATGATGTGAACCTTATCCGTCACATTATCCTAAACTCTGTACGAATGTATCGCCAGAAGTTTAAAGACTATGGTGAAATGGTTATTGTCGCCGATGCTGGTGGTAATTGGCGTAAAGAAGTTTATCCTGAGTACAAAGGTAAACGTAAACAAAATCGTGATGAGTCTAAGATCGATTGGGATCTGGCATTTAAGAACATCACTACTGTTCTCGATGAGATTAAAGAGAATATGCCTTGGAAGGTTATTCACCAATGGGGATGCGAGGCAGACGATTCCATTGCAGAGATTGCTAAGTGGACTCAAGAATTTGGTAACTATGAAAAGGTTATGATCGTCTCGTCAGATCATGACTTTATCCAACTGCAGAAGTATGATAACGTACAGCAGTTCTCCCCAGTCACTAAGAAGTTCGTCAAGGACCCAAACCCCCGCTTGTATCAAGCAGAACAGATCCTTGGTGGTTGTTCTGGTGACGGTGTGCCAAACGTTCTTTCTGACGATGATACGTTCCTCGTGGAAGGTAAGCGTCAGAATACACTGTCTGCTAAGAAGAAAGCGGCTTTGCTCGAAGATCCGAAAGCACTCGGTGAGCAGGTCTACCGCAATTATATCCGTAATAAAAAGATGATTGTTCTTACAGAAGAGTCTGAATGTCCCGATTCTGTGAAACAAGAAATCATAAATAAATTTGTAACGCAGAAGGTTCCTGCCCGTAATAAGGTTCTACCCTATCTTATTTCCAAGCAATGCCGCCTCCTGGTTGAAGTAGTAGAGGAATTTTTTTAATATGGTAAGACAATTAGACATTCATGAAGTATTTGATAAATTTGAAAAAGCAAGTACCCACGAAGAAAAAATTAAAGTACTAAAACAAAATGAGTCATGGGCATTAAAGGATCTACTAAAAGGTGCACTTGATCCTAGGATTGAATGGCTACTTCCAAAAGGTGAAGTTCCATATACTGCATGCGAAGCACATAGTGCTCCATCGACTCTTCTTAGAAAGAATGTAGATTTCAAATATTGCGTAAAAGGTGGACCTGGCAGTCAGATGCAGGGCTTTAAACGCGAAAAGGTATTCCTTGGAATTGTTGAATCGATTCATCCAAAGGATGCGGAATTGGTATGTGCAATGATTAACAAGCACCTACCAGTAAAAGACCTAACACCAGAAATAGTGAGGGAAGCATTTCCAGGTCTATTATGAAGTTAGATAGAAAAACATAACAGTAATCAAAAAGGTGCACGTCTTTGGACGATGCACCTTTTTCTTTAGGAGAACTACACATGGTTTCAGCAACTATCGAGCGTTTAAAAAAAGATTCAAGACAATTGGGCTGGTATGCAGATAGATACTTAAAACAAGGGAGAACGGATCGAATGCACAAAGTATTAACTAAAAAAGCATATCTAGACGACCACATAGCTGAAATCGAAGAATCAATAGTAAAGGCAGGGTAATATGGATTTAGGTGCAGGGTTAGCATTGACCCTGCACCTGTTTCTAGAAGGTGATTATAACGCGATACATCCATACGTCGAGCTAGAAGAAAGCAAATGGGCAATTGGAGCTTACATAAATAGTGAAACAAAAGTATCAGGTTATCTTTCCAAGACATTTGGATTGGGTAATGGATATGAGCTAGAAATGGGTGCAGTAACAGGATATTCGGATGCAGAGGTGTTACCTATGGTAAGACTGAGGAAAAACTACTTCTTCATAGCTCCGGTTCAAGAAACGGATAATAATGAAAAAAGATACGGGGTTGTTGTTGGTTTGCAATTTTAGGGGTTTACAGATCCATAGTCCGCTGATATAATATTAAAGTGATTAATAGGACGGGATAGAATACACACCATGAATATCTTCATCTTGGATAAGAACCCAATCAAAGCTGCACAACTTCAGTGCGATAAACATGTAGTAAAAATGGTTCTAGAGTCAGCACAGATGCTATCTACTGCACACCGTGTGCTAGATGGTAAGCTTACGAAGATTCCATCTAAGTCTGGTAAGACTAGCGTAAAGGGCTGGATCCTTCCTGACAAACGCGATGCAGTACTATATAAAGCAGTTCACGTCGGTCATCCTTGCACTGTCTGGACTATGGAATCTGTACAGAATTATATATGGCACTACGATCACTTCCAAGCTCTTGCAACTGAGTTTGAGTATCGTTATGAGAAAAAGCATAAGTCTTGGGTAGATCTGGAAGAAGCTCTGTCTATTCCTCCTAGGAACATTCCTATGGAACCGCTTACCCCGTTCAAGCTTGCTATGGGTGCAGCACCAGAGTGTATTAATCCGCACGATCCAGTCGGTTCGTATCGTGCATTCTATCAAACAAAACAAGAACGTTTCTCCATGGATTGGACGAAACGTAGTATTCC